TTCAGTTTGAAGAAAGCAGAGGATAGCAGGGCGAGGTCTGACTAATGCGGGATTGCCGATAAAGAGTCCAAACTGCGAAGGCGAGCGATGCAAGAGGTCTTCAAAAGTGAAGCCATCGGGCAGGCCGTCTATGAACCCAGCGTTCGCGTTGACGGTGCGTTGCCACACCGCTTCAAGCTCGCGCTCGTCGTCTGCGACGGATGATTTTCTGTTTGTCACTCTAGCCCCTTTCCGTTGGGCTGCTATCTTTCCGTTCAAAGTCTCTGCCCGCCCGGAACGCCGGAAAGTGCGCTTTGTCTCTGCGTTGTACGGCGCAGATAAGAGCGGGCAGATGTTGCGTTCGTCTCTGTTTTATCTCTGCATTTCAGAGAGAATCAGTTCTCCCGTACCTCGGTCTTGCCCTTTCTCGGATTATCCTTGAGAAATGCCGCGATGAATTTATCTACCAGAAAGTTAATCTCGCCCTGCGTGTCCCTCAGATCATCCGTCATGGTCACAACCGAATTAGTCCAGGTAGCGGCGCTGGTCGGTCTGTCCTCATCCCGGTATGGATAGCACGGCTCCAGTAGTTGCAACTCGACATTCAAAGCGAACATGCCCCGGACTTTCTTTGTGGTGGACACGAAGACGTACACAACGCTGTCGCCAACCTTCTCTTCTTCCACCGGGACGCCGCCCAAAGCAAGACGCCGCTCCACTTGGGTTTTAATCTTTTCCGCATCAATGCCCGCCGCCGTGAGTGTCGGATTCAAGTCCTCGACCACGACCGACACCTTTTGGAGATTGACGAGCGACTGCCCGTAGACCGGAGCGGCGACCAAGAGCAGGACGGCGATCATCAATAGTCGTTTCATGGCTTCCCTTCCCTGCTATGCCAAGACGTGCCAACGTGACGTGTCAGGCTGTCATAGCTTTTCCACCATTGGTATAATTCACAGCCCCCGCGCCCATGCCTCTAAATCCGCTCTGAATATCTTCCCCAGCCCGCGCCCGATGCCCTTGTGAGCTTTCAGATCACCGTCATGGATAGCTTGCCGGATGCGCGCCACAGAGACGCCTACAACGTGCGCGGCCTCCGTGCTGCTCAAGTAGTACGGCTCCTGCAATGGCCTGCTTGCCGTCACAGCTTGAGCCAGCATCTCGCGCAGGATAGCCAAACTGTCTCCGTTGACGGATGGTGCGACAAGCGATGTGTCATTTGTCGCGTCAGGTGTCACGGCAGGCATCAGGGAGACGGCGCGGCGTGTCTGCGCGAGGTAGGCGTCCAGGTCGCTCCTGAGATACCACGTTTCATTGCCTTTGACGCCCTTCTTTGAATGGCAGGGGATGACGCCTTTATCGTTGCCCGTTCGGATGGTCAGGCGTTGGAGCGTTCGCAGGGAGACGCCGAGGTAAGTACGCGCCTGCTCTTTGTTCATCTCTTCTATGTGCTGTGACATGGTATGTCAGCGTGACGCGACACTAGGCGATCATTGAGGGCGCTGTCTCAGCCGCCGCCAGTATCCCCGCGAGTTCCTGCGGCGTGTAGTTCTTCCGCAGCAGTTGAGATTCAAGAATAAAAAGTATCGCCTCATCTCTGTTCTCAAAGTTTCGCGGGTAAATCTCGAAGGGAAGGCCGAGGCGCATACAGATAAAATACCGTTCGTGGCCGTCGAGAACGGTCTTGCCCCACACATCAAGAGGATTGATAACACCGAGCTTGGTTATGCTTCGCGTGAGTCCTTCCAAGCCCGCAGCGTCAAACTCCGGCATCAGGCCATGAAACTCTTCATCTATCAGCAGCGCACGCCCCGGCGTCAGATCACCATTCCAGCCGTGAGACTTGAGCAGAGCCACCGTGTACGCCGCCCGCTTGACGTGTTGTGCGGTTATCACCGGAACGTCATCCACGACCGGCGCAGTTTGCAGGGCGTAGCTCCACACTAATTGCTGTTCGTCGTCGGGAAGGGAAGCCAGAGCGCGAGCCTGCGCCTCATTCGATGGTGTTACATTTGTAACGCTTCCGAGATTGCGAACCACACCGGCAGCTCCGATCAGTTGACGGGCGCGACTTGCGACCATGCCCCAGCGTTGGCGGCAGTATTCCTCAAAGGTCGAGAAGTCTTGACGGTAGAGCCGGGAGTCCCGAATCTCCAGTAGAGAATTACCGACCTCAAGAAAGGTTTGCATCCCTGCTTTAATTGCAGCTTCGCAGGCTTCGAGCCGCCCCGCTTCCACTGTCGTCAGTTCGTTGTGATTCATCAGAAGTCCTCGCCGTGACAAGATGCGCCAACGTGTCGTGACAGGTGACGCGGGTTGATTTAAGAGCCTGCGCTTTCGCGCCATTGGTCGCCCACCTTGAGCTTTCCCCGTCAACGGGGAAATTGACCACACCTTGAGAAGAGAAGAGGACGCTTGCGCGTCAAACTTGCCCTTTATTTGACCTGTAAGCTCTCCGGGCATCCTGCGAGCCATCCGAGGGAGCAAACGCCAGCCACGCAGCCAGCCAGCCACGCCAGCGAGTTAGTTTCTGGCTGTATCAATCGCCCCATCCTCAGAGACGGAATCCTCCGGCCGAACATTAGCCAGGTCAGCGCAGGCCCGCCGCGTCTCGTCATGGAATCCCTGTTCGCCTTCCGCGTCGCTGATCGCACCGGCGAGGACGAGCAAGAACCGAACATAGTTGATGCTGGGCTGATTGCTGATCCGCGTTGCTCGAATCATTGCCCCGCCAACGCTTCCCCCAATCGGCGATTGTAGTCCTCAGTGTGACGCCGATTTGACTCAATAAAGGAAGTGGGAAACCCGATCTTGTGTTTATCAGCTTCAGCCCTCTCTTCATCAAGCTCCGCTAGATCAACGCCCTGTCGCTCAAGCAGCGACCTCATGCTTGCGGTCGCCTCGCGCACCGTCTCGCCCTCGGCTTCCATTTCAGCGGTGCGAGCTTGAATCCGCGCCACCAACGCAACCCGGTCAGGCTCAGGGAGCGCGGCTACTTCACCAATCGCCCGCTCATCTGCGTCTATTAGACGAGCTATCAGCTTGTCCAATTCCTTGTCTGTCATCGCTTCTTACCTCTCTTAGTTGATTCAGATTTAACCACCGGCCCCGGCTTCGTCTTTCGCGCCTTTGCAGCGTCGAGAGCTTCCTTTGTAATCACATGCACCTTGCCGAAGCGGGATGTTTTGATTGTGCCGTCTCCGATGAGCTGGTAAATCCTTCCCACCGAGACACCAAGATATTGTGCGGCCTTTACGGTCGTGTACTCTGCCATGTGGTCGAGCATACACCTAGATAAGATATTATGGCAAGGCTTAATTATTACGTTGCTAGATACTAAGGGAAATGATAATATCTCTGCATCGAAAGGGAATCCCCACCCGTAATTATTCCGAGAGTTGAGGCAGGCTTGAATGATAACGACTAGCTGGCAGAGACAACGCGCGGTGAGTGTTACGCAGCGATCAATGGACGTTGAGGACACACACACTTTTCGCATTGTACAGCCCTCCAAAAGCGGCAAACTGCGCCGCTTCTGCGGGAAAAAGATTAACTGACAGACCCGGAAAATAGTTTGAACGACGAAACTATTTTCCTTTATCGGATAAATCTTTTTCCTACGCAGCCCTACGGGTTGTTCGGTCTGTTTATAAAAAGTGTTGTTGCGTCATCCGACGAGGCGGGCGCAGCTAATCCATTCAATGTTTCGCCAACGAAAGGAATCAGTGATGACGACCAAAAAGCAGATCGAGAGAGTTGATAGGCAATGGCAGAAGAAGGCGAAGTCCGAGGGCAAGCCGCTTGTGATCGTGAAGTGCGACAGCGGCCGGAAGGTCGAGCGCGTGCGCGGCATTCAGATTTAAGCCGCAAAGTTTACGGGCGGCGAAGGTGATTCAAGCACCCGCGCCGCCCAATCCATTCAACTGCCTCTCGCCAAGAAAGGAAGTGAACAGATGAACAGTATCACAACTGCCAACGGCCGCAAAGAACACCGAGACGAGATGTACTGGACGGACATCCCGAACGGTCAGCCCGTCGAGTATGACTTTCACATCAGCGAACCCCCGCCGAAGTTGCAGCCGAAAGGTCGGCACATTTTCACGAACGAGGAACGGGAGCGCGGCTGGACTAACGCCAAGCTCTCAGTTGACGAGCGTTATCCTGACGCCAGATGCAAACACGGAGCGGCTTTAAGTCATTGCCTGCTTCGCCGCCTTCATCCCGAAAAATATCAGGCCATCAAGGACGAGCAGCAAGCCCGCGCACAGAGAGCCTAATCCCTCAACCCGCGCGGGAGCGTGGCCGTCGCGTTCCCGCCTTCACCCTTTAGGAGATTGACCATGACCGAATCAGGAATCGCATACATTCAGCTTTTGAGCCTCATCCCGCCGACGCCGGAAGAGACGCCCGCCAGAGTCGAGACTTTGGCCGTCGCAGCGTTCGACGTGCAGGGCGAGATTCAATCCCTCTGTGACGAGATCGCCAGCCATGACGAGTTAGCGACCGCTCAGGCCGCCGAAGAGTCGAACGACACCAAGCGCAAGGCACGCAAGGCCGAGCTGCTCAGAGACAACGGTGAGTACCACGAGTTGAAACGCGCCGTCAGGGACTTGGAGCGCACCAAGTTTCTCTTGCAGGAGAGAGCATCACGCCTCCGCAACGAACTGCGGTTGCACATCGCACAGAAGCACGCCGAGGGTGCTTTCGTCTAAATCCATTCAACCGAGCAGGGCAGGGGATTCAAGCCGCTGCCCTCCACTAATCGCCAAGAGAGAAGGAGAACACCATGTCAGCATTTGTGATGGCCGAACTCGGATTCGTGCAGCTCGCCGCCGAATTAGCTTTCCGCGCTGAGTACGATAACAACATCCTTCACTATTCCGTCTGTGAGTACCTGAGAATTGACCCGCAGGACTTCACACCGGACGCCCACCCGCAGGCTTCCGTCAAGTGTCAGCAGCTTATGGACGCCAACATGTGCGCCGTCAATCAGAGCTACGGCCAGCACGAGCAGCCGACGCAGCTTTCGTTCGTCAAGGTCGCGCCTCAGTGGTCAGACCTCCAATTCTTCAAACATCTGACTTGCCTCCGCTATCAGATGAACGAAGGCGACGTGCCCGAAGGCGAGACGTTTAAGGCTCTGGACAGATTGTGCGGACAGGTCGCACAGAACATCTTGAGAGAGCAGGCCGATTATGACGCGCTCGCTTGGGGCTGGCCGGATACGACGGGAGAGCCGGAGTACATTCCGACGCCTAACACTTCGGGCGTGCTGACTCGTCTCGGTCAGGTCGTCGCCACGCGCGCAGCCGTTGATGTCATCGCGGACGCAGGGCAAGACCCCATCGAATTTATCACCATGCACCAGCATCTTGAGCAGGGCGAGCTTGGCGAGGATGACTGGCAATCGAATCTGAGTGCAGTCGCCAACGACGACGACCGTGTGTTGTCGAAGTTTAAGACCTCGAAAGGCGAGTTCCTGTACGTCATTACCGAGTGCGACAGGAGCGCGACGACAATCTTGCTGCCGAGCGAATACTGAGCAGAGAAGCGGAGCGGGGAAGGCTGTCACCGACCCCGCTCTTATCAACCCATAGCACACACCACTTCTAGGAGATGAGACTATGAGCGACAAGAAATCTATAGCCAAGAAACCATCCAAGCGCAAGACCGCCACGCGAGAAGAGAACCGCAGGCGATTAGCCGCAGACCTCGCCCGCGTCCTCGCCAATCCTGAAACCCCCGAAGGGCTTTACAACGCCATCGCGGATCAGCACTCAACATGGGAGTCTGAAATCAAATGGCACGAAGCCCCGGAGCTACTACGGGCTTTGAATAACTACGCTCGCAAGGAAGCCGAGCGGACGGGAGGGCGCAGCTAATGAGAAAGAGAAAAGACGGCGACGGCCAGCGCGAGGTCGAGCAGCAGTTGAGAACCTACTTTGCCGAGGATAGAGACAAGGCCGAGGCCGACTTGCGACTGACAGAGCTTGCCGGGATGCTCCTGCACCACTCGCCCGCCCGTCAACAGCTTGCCGTTGACATCATGCGCGCCTGCTCTAAGGCGTGGAACGCTGCCCGCGATGAGTACGGCCACACGAATCTGCTTCATCCGACAGAGCGCGCGATTGTCCACACATACCACGAGCTTTTAATTGAGCTTGTGAATGCCCTTGAGCCTTTGCCCGTTCACGAAACAATCAAGCGTGAGCTTGAGATTTATGGAGCGGGCGCAGACTTCAAAACCAAGACGGCCATCAATCGCGCGCTCAAGAGCGGCGACAAAAGAGCCATTGAAAGCTTGTGGGAAACCGTGAATGTGTACGGCACGGTCAACGAGCCGAGGAAGGGGAAAAAGAAGCGCGCATAACACGAGGCGAGAGCGGAAAGGTGCTGATAACACCATCCGCTCTCTTCACCCATGACCGCATCACCCGCAAAGGAGACTAGAGCCATGAATGATACGCATAAGCCTACAGGAAAAAACAGGCAGCGAAAAGAGACGCGCCGCGTCCGTGTCAGTGTCAGGCGCTTTGAGAAATACGGCATTGAGCGCGGCGACGTAGCAACCTACCTGAACGACGAAGAGATAGCGATAGGGGATTTAGGATATTTCGCCGTGACCTGTAACTACAGCGACCACCGGCAGTATTACAACGCGCTCGCTTTTCTCTGCGAGCAGGACAAGACTTGCGGTAACAGCTGGAACTATAAGCGCACATCAGAAGATTTGTGCATCAGGTACGACCCAAGCCAATGCGAGCACCACCATGCGGGGAGGGCATACGGCCGCGTGATCGAGATTGAACGACACGGCCAGCCCATTGAAACCGCGCTCGACCTCAGAGCCGCCCACGAGCGAGACGGGCGAGATTGTTACCCGAAGGAGGCTCTGCATCCAACCCGGCCCGCCATCCCTCCAACCCACAAGGCAGAAGAACTAACGACCCAGCACGCCATTCCCGACAACCTGATAACGTCGCCGATGATCGCCGGATTTACACTCGCCGACCTGTTGGGGCTCTGGCCGAGCGACCCCGCGCCGTTCCTGTTCACCATCACCAATGACAACCTACACCGCGTCGGCCTCCAACCCCAAGACGTACTAATCGGCTTCAAAACCGACGACATCAAGCAGGGCGATCTTGTTCTAGCCCGCGTCGGCGAGCACCTGCTAGTGCGGCTTTACTCTCGCTTTCAAGATTGCGTCATCCTCGGCACGGCCGGAGGCGAGGCCACCAGCAATCGCTCAGAGGACATTGAGATCGTCGGGCGCATCATTCGAGCAATGCGTAAAAGCGGCCTCGCCGACGTGTTGGGCATCAGACCCGCGCACGTTGTCTCAAATATCCCGCCGAAGCGAGAGACGGAGGACAAACGCGCCGACTTCAGCTACACAAATCATTGGTGGACTGCCGCCTGGTCAAGTAAGCAGCTCCGCCGCTGCGCCGACAAGATCGCGCTCATTCAGGCCACCGGCACAGACGAGCAAAGGGCGATACTGGCAACAGCCCTTGAGTATCGCGCTGAATATTCAGACGTGCTGACCTTCTTTCCAGACGTGGACATCTACTCGCCGGAATCCCTCTACATCACGGAATACTGCATCTCCTGTCGGCTGCGATGGACAGAGGACAGCAACAAGATGGAGCAGCTACGCATGAATACCCCAAGCGCCTACCTTTGGGTAAACAATGTCTGCAATGACTTGCTCACAGAGAAGGGCATGAAGAAGATCAGGAAACAGATTCAATCTGGAAACACCCCGGGGAACTATCGCAGCCGTTCTCACCAAGACGCGCCGATATGCGGCTTCATAAACGGACAAAAGACCTACACCGCAGATGTGGACTTGCCACGAGACGGCATCAACAAAGGCGACCGCGTTGTAGTCGAGTTATGCGACGAGATTCCCAACGCCTGCGTTGGAGCCGTGAGGCATAGATGCCGCGTCACCATCAATCGCATCTACACGCCCGACCCCGACCATATCCGCATCGGCGAGGACTACGAGGACATAGAGAAGCGCGACCACGTTGAGATCATCGGCAAGGTCGTTAAGGTCATCAAGAAGAAGTTGCCGAAAGACGATGACGGGATTCTTGACGCTGACATTGTTGGATAAATGAAGCGGGAGCGGCCACGCCTCGACAGCAGCGCCGCTCCCAAGCTTTCCACCCTTAAACATGGAGATGCAAAGATGAAAAGCAAAAGACAAACTAATACCGACCGCTTGAAAGCACAAGCTCAAGCCCTCTTCAACCTCATGGACGGATGGAATGACGAGCTGCCGGACTTCGCCTACAACGGCATCATGGAAACCATTGACCGCGTAGCGCGCAGGTTCGGAGTCGAAGCCACATGGAGCCAGAACGACAACGAGGACGAGAGGCGAGCCGAAGACCTCGCCTTCATCACCGAAGTTGTCAGGAGAGCAGGGATATACACCCTGCCGGGACGCAACTCCGTTGAGGCGTTGGCCGAACACGTCGCGGGAGTGATGAGCAATCCGCACGCATCCGAGGAAATCAAAATGGCTCTCGGCGAGGCCGTAGACCCGATTGTTGACGAGGTACACATGACGCCGGAAGTTCTCAGAATCGCCTTTGAGAAGCAGGCGCAGAGCGAAGCCGTCAACTAGCGGGACAGCGGGCGTGGCTCCGGCTGCGCCCGCCCCCTTTTTGTTCAGCACCGGAGATGAGAGATGAAGAAACAGGATGAAGAACCACAGCCGCGCGGCTTCGTCACGTCCGCGCACTTCGAGGCGTTGAGAATAATTCGCAGAGAGCAGCCGGAGCTTTACATGACCATGAGCCGCAGCGTTAAAGCCCAGGTCGAGCTTTATAGTCTCTGGCGCAACCGTCACAAGAAGAAGAGGCAGGCAGCAGCCAGAGATAAGAGGATACAGAACCTCGGCGGTCTGTGTGTGTGCTGCGGAGAGAATATCAGGCTCGCGCTGTCTTATGACCACATCATACCGAAGTCCAAAGGCGGCACGAAGCAGCCGGATAACATTCAGCTTCTATGCTTGAGCTGCAACCAGCTTAAAGGTACGGGCGCGATGTGCCAGCACCAACAGATCGCCAGAGGGTTAATCTGGCAGAACATCACACCGGCAGCAGAAAGTCAGGAAGTAGCGTGATGTAGGAGGCGTTTTTAAGGAGCGAGACAGGCCGGAGTATGGACTTTTCGGCCTGTCTCGACCACTAGATATTGTGATTGCACAGGAAGAGTGCAAAGAAGGGAAATTGTCTGTTGAAATCAGAGACGGCCACCACAACAGATTGTGATGCTCTATCTCTTTCAGACTGTCGGAGTCTGATAATATTTATTATGTGTGAAGGGAATTATTCAGGCGTTATCCGACGCGGCTAATCATCAAGCTCATTGCCGTACATATCTCTTTTTCCGGACTTCGGGCGCAGCGTCTCTCTTGCCATGTCGCGCGCCGCGAGGTAGGAAATCTCATCATGCGGCAGCATCCCTCGCTTGCCCGGTATTCTCAAAGATTCAAACCGGGACTCGGGCGGAGTTAAAGCTGTAATCCTTTCGCCCTCCGTCATCGGCGCGGCCTGCGGGGCTCCGTCGAAGAACTGCATCATTAGAAGATTGCCGTAGTCATCATTCATCTTCATCGGCCCGTACTCGATTGCGCCCGACTCGGACACCTTGATCGGACGGTTGCGCCAATGCTTGAATTGATAACGAGCGAGGTCTGAGCCGTGCAGTCTGTCAGGCGTCACAGCCGAAGGGTATGCAGCCTGTTCTTTCTTCACCACGAGAAAGAATCTGGCATACCCCATCTGGCCGGGCTTGAAGGGATGCGGCCTTTCATAGTCAACCTTCTGATAATGGTTTATCCATTCGATGCCGCCACCTTCCCCCGGATTAGCAGGCTGAAACGGCAGGCCGAAGCAGTCATTGTAAATCCTGAGAGCATCGTTAGCCTGTTCGTGTGAGCCGCGAAATCTCTTATATCTTTTCTTCTCTAAGAGAGGCCGCACGTACTGAGGAATGACCTTTGCCAGCGTCTCACGCTCCAACCTCAAACGCTCCGTCGGACTCGGCACATAGCGGGACAACCCCTCGCGCTCGAACTGCGCCTGCACTAACTCTTCCCACTCGCGCACAACACCCTCGACCGTCACCGTTGGAGAGATCGTCTTGAGCATCGCTAAGCCCACGTCATCGGCCAATGTGCCAGCCTCATAACTCAGTGCATTGAACATGAAGATGAAACCCGGCAGCGGGTCGAACTGCCCAGCGACGGTTAAGCTGGCCGAGACATTAGCATGATAGGCCGACTTGGTTTTAGACCAATCATTCCCACCGTACTTGTACCATCTATCCGGCGGCTCTTTTGCCCCGTAGATAGCCTCAAACTCTTCCTCAGTGATGACGTGGACATCATCATCCCAATTCGGCAGCACCTTCTCTGTCCTGTCATCCGTGAAGTCGTGTTGATACTCGGCGAGGAACGCAGACCGACCGGACTTAGCCAGGAACCGGCGAGCAGCGGCCATATCAATATCAGGCCACGTTGGGGCGCAGGACTTGATTCTCCAGACGTGGTTTGTCTCGTCAACTTCAAGTTCCAAATCTTCAAAAGCTTTGACGGGTCCAGACACGATGCGCTCAGAGAGTACGTCCGTCCTGCGAGTGTAGATTTGATTCAGCACCGAATCTTCATCAATCAGATTTTGAGCAAAGAGTGTGATCGTGTCGGCTTGACCGGCAGGCAGGATAGAGCGCGAGATAACTTTTATTTTCTTCTCAACTTGAGCGGGAGAATCTTTCTCGCTGTCCACATCATCGAGGACGATCATCGTAAAGCGCAGGTCTTTCTTGCGGCCTCCGCGTATCCCCTGCTCAAGTCCGACCGGGATTATTCCCCACCCCGAAGCCGTCGCCAGATAATCCTTTGACCATCCGATTTGATTACCATGCAAACCGACTTCGGGAGATGCCAGCCCAGGGTAATAGTAGGCTATCTCAGAGGATTCTAAGCGGTCACGAATAGCAGCAACGTGGTCAAGAGCTTGCCCCTCAGTCTCACAGGCATAAAGCACATAGCCTTCCCCCAAGACTGCGCCCTCTGCGATGCACGCCCATTCAACGTGCGAGCTTTTCCCACCGCCGCGAAACCAAATGGCGAGAAAGGCCAGCTCGTCATCCGCCAGAGGTTCGCCCCGCAGACGCTTCATTGTGATGCGCCAATACCACGCCCATTTTTCACGATGGAAATATGAGAAGGAACCCGTAAAGGTGCGAGCACCGAGCGTCTTTAGCCAAACCTCGAAGCCTCTGGATTCAAGCTCTACGGCCTGCGTCGTCTTCGGATAAGGTACGGGATTCTCAAGCACCCGCAGGGTTGCCGCAGACTTCCGAGCTAATCTATCTAGTGTGCTGCTCAATGGCTTAGCTGTGAGACTTCAGGATAATGGACGGAGAGCGCCGTAATCGCTTCAGCCCGCGTGCAGGGTTCGCCCAAATCAGCGGCCTCCTGCATGATTCTTTCTATCTCGCTTTCCATCCGTGCTCGTTTGTCATTCGTGATCGTGATGCTCTGCGCGGGCTTCCCTTCCGTCCTGTCGCCAATCTCTTTCAAGAGGCCGACGAGCTGGCGGACATCTCCGTCTCTGGCCTGCATCACAGCCCGATCAGCTATCACTTCGGCAAAGGTGCGACGCTCCGGATCTGTCTCATCTACCTGTGCCAACTTGCTGCGAATAGCAGATGAGAGCAGCGCAGACTTCGGACGACCAGCCGGATTGCCAGATTGCCCCGGCTTGAATGGCCTGAGATTAGCAAGGCTTCGCGCCTTGGCGTCCTCCGTCTCTGTCTCTTCACTCATCGCCCTTGCACTCCGGCGATTCCGGCAGGCTCTCCACCGCCGTCAACGCCTGCGAGACTTGAGACAGCCCTTGCGTGGCCTCATCATACGCAGCCTGCGCTTTCGCTTTCGCCTCTGTCGCTGCCGCCTGCGTGTTCTCTAACCGCTCCTGTGTGGATTGCAGCAGGAAAGAGATTCGCGTCCGCTCTTGGTGCGTCATTGTGTAAGTTACGTCTGTTCCTGTGGGCATCATGCCTCCTTATAGAATCCGAATATACTTGCCTGAAAGGTTGCCGGGTCGTCCGAACGGTCGCCCAGCTTGAAGCGCACAAAACCACCGGGAGCGACGGCCACCTTTGCCAGCGCAGACGGAATCAAGTGCTGCACGACGCTTGAACTGTTGAGCGCAAGCTGCGTTGATTGAATGACCGTGCCGCCGCCAACCGACTCTTTGATCGTGATGCTCGGCGTGTTCGTGATGACGTTCGTGGTCGCGCCATAGCAGACAACTTTCGTCACAATGAGGCCGGTCGCTTCTTCGTTCTCGAACAAGTCCTGGTCAGTGGCTATGAAGGCGTTGACCGTCACGGTATCAAGCAGTTGCTCGCCGCTGGCCGTCGAGATGTTAGCCGAGCCGAACACATGCCAGTCGCCGCGATCATCTATCTGTAAACTCACGGCAGCGGCTTGACCGGAGAGGGTTGTAATAACATTCCCCTGCGTATCTCTGAGCGTGACCACGTTGGAATTACTGCCCGTCTGGACGATGAATAACTCACGTTGCCCGCCGTTCGTGATGCTGTAGAGCCGACCGGAGAGAGCGCCCGCAGAGGCGTCCACCAGCAGCATGTAATCATTTTGCGTCGCGGTGAAATTACCCGATACCCTTCTCACTAAGATTGGAGCATGTACTGTCATCTTGTGTTACCTCTTCAATTCATAATCAAAAGATAAGTCTCATTCGCTAATTGCTCTCTTGCTATGAGAGCCGTGTAGCGCGTCTCTTCCGCCCACATCTCGACAGGCCAACGCTGAAAGGCATTCAATATATTTGCGCGGGGCGTATCGCTGTCTCCGGCGCACGCCTCAGTCACAACAAGGGTCAACTCTTGCAGCTTGGCGCGCATTGCCCGCCTGAACATTTCATGGTTAGAGCCGCTATTGATTTTCAAACAGATCCTCCACGCCAGGCTCGGACTCTTCGGGCGCACCGAGTTCATCATCAGCGCGGCGAACCTCTGCGACACGACGCCGGATAGCCTCTTGCTTTTCCACGTCCGTCATTAGCTGATACGCCTCGCCCGTAATAAGCTCAGTCAGAGCCGCTTGAATCTTCGGCTCCTGGCGTTCGAGCCTTGCTTGATAGCTTTCGTCTGACTCGCCTTTGTCTCGACGCGCACGCCCGACTTTTATATCCAGATCGTGCAATTCTCCCGCGATGGCTTTTAGTTCAGGGTCGGCGTCTACTTTTTCCTTGAGTCTTACGCGCCACTCTTCCGGCTCGCCCTGCTCCGTTCGCCCCTGCAATTCATCAAGGGACTTCCCTCTCGTCTCCACTCCAACACCGACAGCAGACGGCAGCGCTTTAGCTGCGCCCGTCAAACCTTCCTCCTCGAAAGCCTCATACACGTCCTTGAGAAAGAGCGGAGTTATCAGCTCAATAGTGTTTCGCTTGAGACTGAAGGCTCTCCCCGTCACATCCTCACCTGTCGCGGCATCCGTGATGTATGAAGGAATGGGGGCGAAATTCTTTCTAGCTTCCGTGAGTGCCGCGCCTCCATCTTCTTTGAAGTTCACGCCATCAAACGGCAGACGGGCGATGTAACGAGCCAGCCGGAAGCCGACCCTTAAATACCGCGCATTTCCACCTGTTATATCAAACGCCATCTCGCCGGATTTAATTTTGAGGAAGGTTGATTTTTCCGGGTCTGTGCCGACCTCAAGCCCCGCAGCACTCGCCAGCATCAGCGTTGAGGTAATCGCTCCTATAACCTTTGCGGTCTGCTTGAGCGCAATCTTTCGGACACGCGGATCCATTCGCATGTATTCGATAGGATTCAAAACATCGAAGCGAGCTTTAATCAGACGCGGAGAGAAGAACGGCACGTTGAGCAGCTCAGCGGCGGGATTGAGACGGCCAAGATCACCACGCCCCGACATTGAATTTATCCTGCGCGCGAGGTCACGGTAAGCCTTCGGATTAGTCTCCGGCGTGACGCCCTCCGATTGAAGTATCTCGGCATACTTCGAGAAGGTTTCGAGCCGCATAGTATCCAGAGTCGCGTTGTAACTCTGCTCCGATTGCTTCACAACAGGGAGCTTTGAAGCGAAGCGAGACGGAAAGCTTTCCTCTCTTCCCTTACCCTGCGTCGCCAGAAACAGCCCCGATTCTTCCGCCGTCTGTTTCATCGGATGCGTTGCAATATCGTCAACCACATCGGCGTAAGTGTCCGAGTTGAGAGAAGCAAGCCCCCGCTTCATTCCGCGATACCATGCGCGAGGTTCACTAATAAACATCAAGCCTTGCCGCAGGAGTCCCGACACATCACCGGATGATTGAGCGGACTTAAAGACGCCCAGCGTATCAAGTACATTCCTCACCAACCCGGGACGCTTGCGCGGGTCAACTACCTTGTAGCCGGATTTGTCATATTCAATCAGCCCTTCCGCTTCCATCCGATTCAGATAGTCGCCCACTTCCTCATCCGACAGTTTGAACTTTCGGCGCAGGCGTCGCCCGTTGAGCTTCCCAGAGTTCTCAACTTCAGATTTAACTTGCCGGTAGCGATTGAGGCCGGGAGCAATCGGCTCGCCGTCCACATCCGTCATGTTCAGGACTTCAAGCAGATTCTCTCTCGCGTATCCCCTGATCGTCTCCGGCGTCACAGACTCAGGATGAACCACATAAGAGCCATCGCGCACCCGCGTCTTGCTGTAGCCCTTTGGCACGCTCGGAACCTGTTCGCCCTTACCGTACCTCACATAGTTTGTCTCACCGGCCAGCAGGCCATCGAGAGCGGTAGGATTAAGCGCGCGGGCGAGAGCATCACCGAAAGGACTCCGGCTTGAAGGCGTAGACTCACGATTGCGACCAACCGGAAAAGCGGCACCGAGGGCAGCGGCGGAGAGAAGCTTTGACGGGTCACGCTCGCCAAATAGAGCGGCCTGTCCTGCGTTCGTCGCGGCCATCGCAGCCCGACCGGCAGCTTGACGCGCCAACGGCGAAAGGTTTCCGGTTAATCCACTAACAGCTTTTCCGACGCCCATTGTCGCCGCTGTCTCAAGCCCTGCTCCAGTAGCCGCAGGAAGCCCACGATTCAGGTTTTGCGCGAAGGCCAGAACGGGCGCACCTTCACCCGCAGCCAAGTACATCGGAGCTTCCGCAAGTCCACCAACCACGCCGCGCACAATCTTTCGGACAGGCCCCTTCTCTTCAGGAATTGCACGGCGGGCATCATCAATCGCGGCCTGTCCTCTTCCCTCTTCCTGTTGGAGCCGTTGATAGTCCGCGCCGTTGCGATCTTGGGAGACAGCAGCCCGCGCCGCGATAGAGGCATTCTGAGCAAGCTGCGCCTCTGCTAACCCAGCATCGGAAAGGCCAGCCCGCACAGTATCGCCAAAGGTGCGTGTCGCCTTCTCTTCTTCGGCGAGTCTTTCTTTCTCGGCTCTGTCCTCCATCTGGACGCGCGCATACTCATCCTGTAAGCCCTGCAATCCGCCCGACAGATAGGCCGCAGCTCCACGACGCAGCGCAGGAGAATCCGGCATCACAAATTCATAGGTGCGGCTCTGCGGGTCAAAGACAAGGCTCTTGCGAATCTGAGCTATTTCCTCCGGCTCAAAGTTAGCCAGGTATCGCCCCGTCTCGTTCCTGTAGAGATCATTCGCACGCACGGCATCAGCACCAAAGGCCGAGATTGCAGCAGCCGTTATCTCTTCATCGGTCGGATGGCGTCTCTCGTCACCGGGCAACTTCACCGTCAGGTTGCCAGCTATTTCTAAGCCACGCGATGGATTGTCAGGAACACTTTCCCTTGTCGCACCGAAATACTTTGCGCCCCCTGCTATCTGTTCCCCGACAGACTTATCCAGCAGTTGGGGGGCATCAATCGGACGTACAGAAAGAGGATTGCCGAGTCCGTCTGTGAGGTCTACAGCCTCACCTTCTGGAATCCGCACAGACGTATTCGGAAAAGCGAACTTGTCGGGATAAAGAGCGTGAGGCGACCGCGCGGCCTGAGTATCCGTGTCGGGAGCTGCACCGGGCGCGGCGTCAAACAGATCATCCACACGCTGCTCGCCATTGGCGTTGTACAACCCGAAGGTGTCTCTGCCCTGTCCCTCAGCATCGAAAAGGTCTGAGACATCATCCGAAGCAGCCGGGAGCTTTTCAGCGTCAACTCTACGTCCGACAGTCTTGGGCTGCGGAGTGTCGAAAAGGTCTGAGGCATCATCTTGCGGCTTGGGGCGCACCAGCGCATTGAGCTTGATTCTGTTCGGATGATACCCGAAGCCCGTATAACCACTCGTGATGCGATCAATGTACTCTCCGGTGCTTCCAGTGTAAGAACCTCGCCGCGCATCACCTTTCGGGAAGTTTGAGAATCTACGAACACGACGCAGGCCGTACTTTTCTACAGCACCCTCGCCCGCGTTGTAGCCAGCCAGCGCAGAAGGCACATTGCCGTTAAACTTATCCAAGAGGAAGCGCATGTAACGCACCCCGCCCATAATATTTTGGTCGGGGTCGTCTATGTTCTTAACGCCAAACCTCTGAGCAGTTCCCGGCTCAAGCTGAAGCAGGCCACGCGCGCCAGCCCACGACTCTGCTTTTGGATTCGCGCCCCGGTTCTCTCTTCCGGCGAGTCTGAAAATAAGCTCCGGGTCCACCCCATACTGCTCGGAATATTTCTCAATAGATGAGCTGTAGGGATGACGAAGCGCGGGGGGTGTAAAGCTTTGCGCTTGCGGAGCAGGAGCGCGGCGCTGTCTCCGGCGCGCACGTCCCATTGTCCCGCCGAGTTGAGGCGAGTCAAACAGATCATCCACGCCGGGAGCATCCGTCAATCCTTGAACGCTTGCGCCCATCAGTAAAGTATTGCGCCTCCGTCGGTCAATCGCCGCTCAGCTTCAGCTTCCGACACATGCCAACGCGCGGCGAACTTCGGAATATTTGCGCGCGGTGTTTTCTTCCCCTGAAATTCCCCTGTGCCCATCGCAGGCGGCGCAGATGAAATGTTCAACTGCCCGCCCTGCATTCCGCTTTGGGCGTCTACAGGAGTCCCATTAACCTCATCGCGCAAATCTTGAGCTTGCTGTCTCAAACTATTGGCGCGTGCCTTCTCTTCTCTGGCTGCGGCTTCGTCGGCCTGAATGTCGAGCTTCCTTGCCGACCGCAGCAGGCGTCTCTTCTCACCCGCTTTTAGCTCACCCGCGCCCGACACCCCGGCAGCGATGCGTGCGGCCTGTCGCCTATCTTGAGCCGCCTGTGAAGCAGCAGCTCGCGTAGCGGCGGCCTGTCTGTTCTTCTCGCCCTCGCTTTCCCGCGAGGTTCTGTTTCTGGACGAGCCGACCTTTTCGCCGCTCTCCGGATCAACTTTCTCAACTCGCTTAGTGACAACAGGAGCACCGCCCTCGCCCGTGAGCGGCGTAACCGAGCCGTCAGGATTGACTCTCCCCTTGCCGACCTGCACGCCATCTTCACCAAGCACATCAACCAGCACCGGGCGTTGCTGGTCGGGCGGGAGAGGATGCCCGTCGCTGTCCGTCATCGGATAACCAATGCGCGGGTCTTTGCTGTTGACCGCATAAGAGACGCCGCCTGATTTCTTCGTCGCCCACTTGCCATCTTTGAGGGAGCGAGCCTGCTCTAGCTTGAGTGTGCGCGTGGCGTCATCATCTGCGGCCTCGCGGTCTTGCTTCGACCAGTCGCCCTCCACTTTCAGCCGACCCATCAGCTCATCAATCTTCTGCCGATGAACCGAGTCAGCGTAAAACTTTGGATTGATGCCAGCGACCACGCCGGGCGCGATGCCGCCGAGCAAAGACCACGCGCCCGATTGTGGATTAGCAGCCGCGAACTGCGCCACGCCTTCCAAATATTTGACGATTGCAGCCCTCCACCTGGGCGGCGAGTTTTCAGGGCTGTTCTTAAAGGCCGGGTTATTTATCAGATCATTCATGCGCCGAATCTCACGACGCATCCCCGGTATGGAAAGATCTTCAGGCGGCTCTCCCACCTTCACGTTAGGCGCAGCGGCGGCAGGCACGCGCGGAGTGGGAATATCAGGCTGACCATTCGACAATGCGCGGCGCAGATCGTCACCGAGTTTCGGCGGCAGGTCGGGCGAGGCAGGTTGCCGCTCGTTCAAGATTGAAGTGCGAATGTTCGGGTCTACCTGCGGCGGGACAGATGCGGCCATCGGTCGAGGCTGCAACGCGGCGTTCAGGGCTGCGGTGTTGATAGTCGGCTCGCCCGTCTGCGCCTCGCGTGGCTGCGGTGAAGGCACGCCCCGAATTGCATCGGCAATCGCATTCCCCCATGGTTGGCCGGGAGGATTCACTACCGGATGACCGCGCCTGTCCCAATTTTCATAGGGCTGAGTCTCGCGCGTGCGGTCGAGCTCTTGGGGATTCTCACGCGGCAGCGGTAGAGCATCGGTCTGCGGAATGCTCGAAACCGGAACCACTGGCGGATTACTGCCGCCGAGACTCAAGAGCGCCTCGCGGATAAGGCTTGAGGAAGGGTTAGGGTCAATCGTCGAAGGACGAACAGGCACACCAACACCATCGGTCAATAATTGCTTGTTGCCCTCATCGTCGGTTGCGACTTCGGGGCGTTGCTCGCCATAGCGAATCGCGCGCCCGATTTCTCCGCGCGTAGAGCCTCCACGACGAAACTCTCTCATTGGCAAGAGCGGTCTTTGCGGCAATCGGCCATCGTTGTAGGTCTGCCCTGTCGTGAGCAGCTGATTCTGCGCGTGTCTGACTGCGTTGTTGGCGCGGCTGTTAATTCTGTGTTCGCCAAATCGCTCAAGACCGGCAGCGCCGAGCTGTCCAGCGGCGTTGATGATCGTCTCGGCAATGCCCGGCTCCTGGTTAGCCATCTGCGGCATCGGCATCATCGGCTGAGGCTGTAGGTCAACACCATCAGAGCGGCGCGGCCTGCGTCGTATCGCTTCCATCAGGGCATTAACATCTATTCCTTGCATCTCTTCATTTCCCTTTCAGAGTGCCGCTGCGCCCACGCTCGACGCTGCGCCAATCAACGGCCCCAATAAGTTGTTGCTTTGCTGTGTCGTTCCCGTCTGCGTGCCGCCGCTTTGAACAAGACGCGGCGCGGTCAACTCAGCCAGCATTCCGAGTTGCCCCATCCTCTGCGCGTTCACTCCACCGTAAGCCTCGCGGAACGCTTCGCCTTTTTCCTGATTAAGCCCCTTGATATTTGCACGCAGGCCAGCGCCTCTCGTCTGTGCCGTCTCGTATGCGCCAAGAGGGTTGTCATAGGTGTCTCGGATAGCATTTTCAGCTTGGCCGTACCTGTAACCTATCGCCGGGTCAATCTGAGGCGTCCACTTCTTAAAGTCCTCAATCTCCTGCGTGCTTGGCGTCTGCTGCCACGCATAGGTGTTCGCCTGCTGTACGGTTTGGGTCTGTTTTGGACCACCTTTCATAATTTCTTCCCTTCCTAATTCAAAAGCGCATCCGGCGCGAAGTCGGGCATATAGCCAATCTTTACCATGAGAGCGACGCCCCTGGAGGTCATGCGCGTTTCGCTGTGCCACACTTCGGTCGGACGCCGCTCAAACATTGAGACAAGCCTTGCTCTGGCCTCTGCTTCACTGACGCCTCGCAACCGAGCGGATGCCTTTACGATCTCTTCGGCGCGGGCATCAAAGGCAAGTTGGAATCTGTTTGCGCTCATCTTGTTTCAGTTCTCTTGCTCATAAAAAAAAGGGCGCAGCGGACTAACGTGTGTTAGTCCCCAAACACCCGCTCCATCATACTATGAATCGCACTTTTTGAACGACAAAACATTTACATTTTCACCCCGACGAGCGCGAGCGCGTCCGCTTCGCTTCGAGCTACATCTAACTGTCCACGCCACGCATCATGGAACTCTTGCTGGTCAGGAGTCAGGATGCCGGTCAGACTTTTAATTTCGATAATGCGCGTCTGCTTTACGCGGCGACCGCTCCCGCAGCAGCACGGCATCACCCCTCCAACAACTATGTCAGGGAAGCCATCGCCGACGCCGGAAGTCACGGCAACGGAGACGCCGACCTGTCTCAGCGTTTTTACTATTGGAGTTTGATTTAAGTCCGTTCGCTTCATGCCGCAAAATCTAACGCCTTGTCGCGCTGGCTATCCTTTCCCGTTGGAAACCACTTCACACTTGCGCCGTGCGTCTCCACCAGCTCTGTGATCGAGACGTAGCGGGCTACGAGCTTCATCCGAGCAAGCCGGGTGTTATTAGCCGTGACCTCTTCCGCAGTCATCTCTTCCGGCTCGCCGAAATACTTTTCATTGATAGCGTAAACGTACATTATGCCGCCCTCTGCTTTCTCTGTTCCTCATCAAACTTCTTTCTCTCTTCACACGAGAGCGACCAGCGGTAGCATTGACGGTTATCCATCATCGCGCAGAACTTGAAACCGATCTTGCACGCGCAGCGATTCTCAGGAGTTAGAACGAGAGTTTTAATCATGCCGCTACTCCAAACACCCGATACCGCTCAGTGCTTTCCCCGCCGCGCTCGATAACGTGCAGACCTCCAACCCTACGAGCCACAGACAGCAGCACCGGAGAATCCGCGAGCTGTCGAATAAAGTCCCGCCCCAGGTCTCTTTCAAAAGTCAGCGGACACTCTTCGCCTGCAATCGCCTCGCGCTCCAGTGAGTCAAAGACCAATTCAATCAGCGGCTCTTTATGCTCTCGGATAAGCTCTAAGAGTTCGGGCGTCAGTACGCCTTGAGGCGCGTCTAATTCAAGCTGCGATAGATCGTCCGACAGCCCGACCACAACGCCGAGTTCCCACAGGTGATAAAGCAGGGTTTCGGGATTCATACAGCAACCCTCACTCTCTTATTGTCCGAGTGAGACGCCAGCCACCGTTCGGCAGCATCAAGCGTGCGCCGGACATAATCAGGGCGACGGGCGGCCTTGTCTCTCAAAGACCTCAACTTGTCCTCCACCATGTAACGCGGCCATCCGGCAGAAAGAGCGATGATGCAATATTTCTCATCAGCGCGATTCAGGTCAGGCGATCCGCTATCCTTTGCTGCGACCGACGCCGCGCACGCCTGATAATCCGGCCACTCCGAAGGCAGGCGCGACGACTGCGGGCGGCGGGATGAGATAGAGACGACCTTTTGAGGCTCAGGAGCGGCGAGCATTCCGGACTCTTCCAACTCTCTCACAAAGACCTTGCGACCCATCGCTACATGCGCAAGACGAACCAGCGGGAACGAACTATCCGCCGCCCGATGCTTCTCTTTGGCGTTCGCCGTTCCCGGCCACCGGATTGAGTTTCGCGCGCCACCGTTGGCTGCCTCTTTTTCCAACTCACGTTGTTTGAAGAACCGGGACCGGACGGATTCAAACTCTTCATCCGTCAACTCGTCGGCGATGCAAAGGAAATCTTGATAACAGGCAAGAGATGTTTCAGCACCGAAGAAAGAGAAAGGTCTTATCCGTTCGTGAAACTGCAAGCTTTCGTCGTCAATTTGAATCATGCGCGGCTGGTCAAGAAACGTGGTCTTGCCCCGCCCAATCCGCACGGCAACCGATTGATGGCAGGTCAGACTCCGACCGATGAACTTGGCAGCGGACGCCCGGAGCTGCGACGGCGAGAGCCTGTCCGTGCTGATAACCGTCGCCTCTGCGCCCATCGGCTTGATCGAGAGCCACACGGCCAGAACCTTGTCCCCGCCAACCGACGAAACGGCATCAGCGGCAAGGCAAAACTGTTCTTCGGGCGAAAGATTTAGATGGGACGCCGGCGTCCCATCTAAATTTGACGAATCCGCGTTATTGCTTAGGGAATTTACAAGGTCGGGAGCTTCAGACGGCGCGGAAATGTCGGCTTTTCCGGCGTTGTCGCTATTTAGTATCACAGAGGACGACGCATCACTATCACCACCGGCAGGCGGGAGCGGTGCGCCGACGAGAGCGGCGTCGAACGTTCTCTGAAGCTCCAACCGGAAAGCAACCTCTTCATCTTCGTCAAGATTGAGAGCGGCGATTTGTGCCAAGCTCTCCGCAGCAAAGTTTTTGACGGCCACCCGAAGCAGTTTTTTGACCGTCTCTTTGGAAGCGGGCGCAGCATCCGTCACCGTCTCACTCTCCGCGACTTCCGGCGCGTCGGGCATCTTCCAATCGGGCGCGTAGACGTGGGCTTTGACCTGTTTGAACTCTTCGATAACCGGGACGGCCGCGCGGCTGTAGTGCGTGACGAGATACTGCTTTTTCTGGATTGCCTTTGCCCCGGTCGTCGCCTGCCCGACCTTGATTACCAGGTCGGTGATCCGGTCGGTGTAGAGCGGCGGGATTTTCTTCGCCGTCTCGCTAATGCCACGCTCTTTATCAATCAGACCGAGATGCAAATAGCTTTGAACGATGTGCAGCTTTTTCCAGCGACGCTGCCAGCAGCGAGCGTAAGAGTTAATGAAGGTCTGCTTTGCCTTCTCGCCCTCGTCGTCAGGCGCGAAGTTCGGCATAGTCTCGCGCCTGAATAGCAGCTCCATTCTGTAGGCCGGAAGTCGAAACCGTCTGTTGATGGAATAGAACGGCGCATCATTTCCGGCCGTCGCCTCCGCTTCAATCTCCGCGATCTGCGCAGCCTCCATCACGGTTTCGATAACCCGTCGCATCTCGTTAGCGTCAAATTCAAGCCGCCGCTTTTTCTTCGGGTCCAGCGGGTCAATGATCTGCCCCTTGAGAGCATGGCAGGCGTCATAGACGCCCACCACCTTGAGAACCGCACTCAGAGAGGAAAGCAGCGCACCGACTCTCTTCCGAGCTTGCACGGTCGTCGCTGGAGCTGGCTGCTTATCATCATCAAAGACGTTGCCGCTAGTTGCTCGATTCATGCCGCCCTCCTGTCTGCGCCGCGATGTGCGCCAGAAGGCCGGAACGGAACCACCGTTGCGAGCCGCTGTTGTTCGTGGACGTTTGCATGACGAATGAGCGCCATCATTGCGAAGTCGGGCGGGAGTTCATGCCTGATCGCTTCGGCGCGGTCGGAGTGGTAACGGGAAATCTTCTCTTTGTGGGTTGACGCTGGCGTGTTCTGTGATATTATCCGCATGGCATTTGCCTTTCTGTTCACACAATCCGTTAAAAACTAGGAAGCTTCGAGCGCGGTCAACGCTCTGGCTTCCGCCTGTCCTTTTTCCCTTACAACAACGCCCGTATCTGAATTATGGCGATGACTCCACGTTCAGATACGGGCTTGCTGTTTACTCTCGTGGGCAGGCGAGCCAGCACGGAGCGGGGCGTTTGCTCTCGCCGCGTCATCGAGCAGCGAGAAGAACTATTTGCATTGATAGGGATTTGTCGTGCTAAGATGGCAGGCGACAAAGGCCGTAGCAATGCGGTTATCAATCAGGGGGCGCAAGTGGTTTTTAGCGAGACTTGCTTGCGCTCTCTCTGAGCCCTCAATATACACGAACTTTCTACAATCTCAAAAGCTTTTATTTTCCCACAACTTACAGACATAAAGGGAACAGTTAAGCGGCGGCTTTTCGCTCGAAACTGTTCTTTTTTAGCTGCGCCCAGCTAAGTTTGAGCTTCCGCAGCCGCTTCCCCAGCGTTGAGGCGTTGAACTTTCGCCCCTTCGAGTCGAGGCGGCTGATAAGCTCCGCGACCTCTTTTTGCTCCAAAGGGCGAGACTCTTTCCTGAGCAACACGAGTGCAGCCAGCACAGACGCCCGCAGTTCTTCCTTTGTCCATTCAGGAGCGGGGCCGCGCCGACGCCGGGGAAAACGGCGCTTTGCGGCTTTCTTCTCTTCACGAAAAAAGGCATCTATGATCCTCGACACAGAGCGCGTCTGAGGTTTAATGATCGAGTTGGCTTCGACGTGCGCGATAGTCGTTATTCGATTAAAGGTAGGCTGAAGATCGCGCTGTACTGTTGACCAGATGCCTAAAAAAACCTGTTCCTCTTTTGTCTTGATGAAATCTCTAACTGCGGCCTGATATGCGGCATCACGACCGAAAGCCGCCCATGCCTCTTCATTGCACTTCACTACATCGTCCTCTACATAGAAGACCCCTTTTTCAATCAGCGTTTCAATAAAAAACACTTCTCGCAGCGTGAGCCTGATGTTTTCAGTTTGAAGAAAGCAGAGGATAG